GATGCGAAGAAGTTCAGTGGTATGAAGTTCAGCACCAATGCTAACATTGCTGGGGTTGAGCAGTTCGATTCCTACCAGCGAGTTGGCCAAGCGTTCGGGACAGGATGCAACAGCGGGCTAATTGCTTGTTTGGTGGCGCAGTGGTTGGGGGCAAAGAAGATCGGGCTGTATGGGTTCGACATGAAGGGGGATCACTTCTTTGGGAAGCATCGCGAACCGCTGAAGAATCCAACGCCAAGCCGTTACGCTGCTATGCGGCAGGATTTCGCGCGTTGGAATCATGACGGGATCGAAGTCATCAACATGACGCCCCGCAGCGCATTGGATTGCTTTAAGCGAGGCGTGTGATGAAGGCTCCGTGCGCATGGTTGGATTTGAAGCCAGCTCCGCATTATCGGAGAGAAAGCTTTGCGCGTGGTTTGTCGGTGCACGGTTTCCGTGTAGAATTTGGGCTCCCAAGAGTTGTACAAGAAGGCGATTTGTTATTGATATGGAATCGCCAGGGCTTTAGCTCGGTGGTTGCTAACAGGTTTGAATGCGCCGGCAATATCGTGCTTGTTGCAGAAAATGGGTATCTTGGGAAGTCAATTGGAGGCGAGCCGCTTTATGCGATTTCCCGGAATCATCACAACGGTGCTGGGACTTGGCATGTTGGCGGCTCCGAACGCTGGGAAGGGTTAAATGTCGATCTTTCCGATTGGCGCATGAATGGCACAGAAGTGGTATTCCTGCCTCAACGCTCAATTGGTGAAGAGAAGGTCGCAATGCCGCGTGGCTGGGAAGATGGGGCAACCCGTAGGCTCAACCTTGGAATCCAAAACCGAGTTCGTCCTCATCCAGGGATTCATCCTTGCAAAGATTTGCTTGATGATCTTGGGAAAGCTTTAGCAGTTTGCACTTGGGGGAGCGGGGCTGCGATTAAAGCATTGGTTGCAGGCATTCCAGTGATTTATGATTTTGAACAATGGATTGGAGCTTCAGCTGCATCTAGGATCGGAGAACCGCTGAAACGCGATTCAGTTGCCCGACAGAAAATGCTGGAGCGGCTTGCTTGGGCGCAATGGAAACTTTCTGAAATTGAAGATGGTACAGCAATGGAGTATTTGCTGTGAACATTCTTTTTACGGGAAGTGGAAAGGCTGGGTCTTGGCAGATTCGCGGAGAACAGCTTGGGTCTGCAGTTGGAGCAGCTATCCATCCTCAAGCTTCAGTGCAGCACATTGCGCGCTCCGATCTTGTGGTGGTTGTGAAGCGCTGTCCTGATTCCGTATTGATGGAGCTTCGCAGGCAGAAGAAGCAATGGGTGCTTGATGTGCTTGACTGCTATCCTCAGCCACAGTGCGGCTTCTGGTCAAAGCGGCAATCCATTGAATGGGTGAAGAATGAAATTGCGCGCTTGGATCCATCAGCGGTTATCTGGCCGAATCGCCAGATGTACATTGATTGTGGGGATGATCGCCCATCTTGCGTTTTGTACCATCATTTCCGCCCATCAATTTCTTCCCACACACCGAAGGCTCGCTTGCTTACAGTAGCTTATGAGGGGAGTGAGAAGTATCTTGATGGCTGGAAGCCAATTTTGGCCGATCAGTGCACTCAGCGTGGCTGGTCATTTGTTTGCAATCCTTCCTCTATTTCAGATGCTGACGTTGTTGTTGCGCTTCGCGCTTCACAATATGCCGGCTACGCACAAGTGAACTGGAAGTCAAATGTTAAACTAGCAAATGCTCAAGGATCGGGAGTTCCTTTCATCGGCCAGCCAGAGAAAGGATATTTGGAGACTGCATCTGGCTCTGAGATATTCATTGAAACAAAGGAACAGCTCAGCGATGCATTTGATGAGGTAAGCTCTTTTGAAGTAAGGCAGAGGATGAGTCAAATACAGAAGCAGAAGAGGTATAGCATAGCTCAAGCTGCGATAGACTTGAGGAGCTTCTTGTATGGATTGTGAAGTTCTACTTTGCCCACAGACAGCCGGTCGCGGCAGGGCCATTCTTGGAGCAATGATCGCTTGCGCTGCGACAGCAGGCGTTAAATTGATTGTTGGAGAACAATATACTGCAAGCAGCAAATGGCTGATGACATATGGACTTGGTCATGCCGGGAGAAGGAGCTGGGTTGATAGTCATCTGCGTTCTGGCGGCAGAGTGATTGGATGGGATTTAGGATATTGGGATCGTGATTTTGCAATGCGGCTCACAATTGATAAGGATCATCCACAGGATCTTTTGACTGACATGGATTCAAGTCGGTTTGAAAAAGAAGGGATTGAATTGCGAAATGATTTCTGCGGTGATGGTCATATTATTATAGCTGCCTTGGGCAGAAAGACTCGGCTGCTTTTGAACGATAAGAATCATAGATGGGAGAACCAGGCGATTGCTTTAGCTCAGCAAGCATACCCAGATCGCAAGATCGTTTACCGCTCAAAGCGTCCCGAAAAATTTCAGCTGATACCGCAAGCAGATGGAACAATTGAAAGTGTTTTGAAAGGTGCTTCATTGGTAATTTGCCGTCATTCCAATATAGCAGTTGATGCTTGCATAGCAGGGATACCTGTTGTGTGTAGCGATGGAATAGCATCAGCGTTATATGGCAATGATGTAGTGAATGTTATTCAACCTGATTATGATGCCAGGCTTCGCTTTTTGCAAAATGTTGCTTGGTGGCAGTGGCGGCCAACTGAGGCTTTATTAGCATGGAAACATATCATCAAAATCTTAAATTGAATCTTGGCTGCGGGCGTCATGTTCTCGATGGCTGGTTCAACGTTGATGTTCAGCGGAGCCCAAAGGCCAAGCGCGATCCTGAGATGTTCAGCGACGTTCGCAAGATCGACTTGCCGGATGGCTGCGCCTCTACCATCATGGCAATCCATCTTTGGGAGCATCTGTATCGCTGGGAGTGTGACAAGGTGATTGTGGAATGGCATCGCTTGCTTGAGAAAGGAGGGGAGATAATTTTGGAGATGCCTGACCTCCTCAAGTTCTGCGCAAACATCATCCACAACAAGACAGATCAGATGGGGATGTGGGGGCTGTATGGCGATCCAACGGAGAAAGACCCATACATGTGTCATCGTTGGGGCTGGACATTCTCCACACTGAAGCCATTCTTACAGGATGCAGGATTCATTGACATTCGCGAAGAAGTCACCCAGTGGCATCGCTGCGGTCGAGATGATCGCGATTTCCGCATTGTAGCGAGGAAGGCGTGAAAGTCTATATCGGCTATGATCCACGCGAGTCTGCAGCTTATGATGCTGCAAGCAAAACGTTGCTGGAGCATTCATCAAATTCAGTCATCACCAAGCTTGACAGTGAGCGCCTTGCGGCAGCTGGATTGCTCCGGCGCCCAATGGATCGTCGTGGTATCATGTACGATTTGAATAGCAATGCGACTTGTGCAACCGAGTTCTCCAATTCACGATTCCTTGTGCCGATCATTGCACAAAGTGGCTGGGCATTATTTGTGGATTGCGATATTCTGTTTTTCAGCAATGTGGATAGATTGCTAGATTTCGCTGATCCTACCAAAGCTGTGATGGTGGTCAAGCACAAGCTTGTCAGCGAGTCTGGGTTCAAGATGGATTCCCAGCCGCAAACTTCATATGTTCGCAAGAACTGGAGCAGCGTCATGCTCTTCAACTGCGATCATCCGGCGAATCGACGGTTGTCACTGGATGATGTAAACAATCGCCCTGGGCGCGATCTTCATGCATTCTATTGGCTTCACGATTCAGAGATTGGAAGCCTTCCACCATCGTGGAATTGGCTTGTTGATGTTCAGCCAAGGCCTGACAAAATTGACATTGCGCATTTTACTCTTGGTGGTCCTTGGATTGATGGATGGGAATCAAGGGAGTCTGATAAAATTTGGCTAGATAATGCTGGAGACTTCAATCATGCCTAGCGCCTTTCCACTTAACATCAAGAAAGGAGTCATCAAAAAGCTAAGGGAGCTTGGCCCAAAGTTGGAAAGGAAGTACCTCAACAAGGCCATGCACAAAGGATCAGCGATTGTCATTGCAGCTGCACAGGCGCGCGCAAAACGATTTGACGATCCTTCTACCGCAAAGCAAGTTTGGAAGGAGATTGCAGTATACACTTCTTCAAAGCTTGGGAAAGAAAATGGTGGCGTGGCATTACAGATTGGCGTTAAAGGCGGCGCGGTAAAGTACAAAAATACAAAGGAGAATCGACGCAGGAAGCGAGTTGGGAAAACTTACTCAGGGCCAGGCAATGTCTATTATTGGCGCTTTCTTGAGTTCGGGACGTCGAAGATGGCAGCGCAGCCATTCATGCGCCCGGCGCTCGCAGACAATGTTGGGCCTGTAACTGACGCAATTACTTCTTCACTCAATGATGGTATCACAACTCTTGCTTCAGGGCCAAACTGATGGAAGCTCCTGTCTTCACTACGTTGCTGAACGCGCCTGCGGTTGTCGCGCTTCTTCGCGAACCGGGCGGACAGCTGCGCGTATATCCTGCCGGGGAAGTCCCCCAGACAACGAAAGCGCCCTATGTGGCCTATCAGCAAATCTCTGGATTCCCAGAGAATCATCTCAATCAATTGCCGCAAGTTGATAGTTTTGGAACGCAAATTGATATCTATAGTGAGACGCTGGATGATGGGAT